GAAACCCGCAGGCCGAGGCCATCCTATGTGGTGGACAGGACCAAATTCATGGAGATGCAGCAGCCTGCGAGGGCCGTGGAACCTGAAGAGGGGGACTTCTAAATGCCTGCTCCAGTAAATTTAGAGGCCCGGTTTACTGGAGCAGTTACTGGAGTAATCGTTCACAAAGCGGAATGCTCCAGTAAAAAACGCCTAAGGAAAAATTACTGGAGCGCGGTCTGTACCAGTAAATCAGGGGGAAAGGGGTTACTGGAATTTACTGGTTTCAGGGCGCAGAGCGCGCCCCCTGAAACACCAGTAGAGGGTAACTGAAGTTTGAAGAGAAAATTCCTAAAAAAAAAAAAAAAAAAATAAACAGCCGGTATAGGGGTAGCAGGTGAAGAGGATTTGGATTGAGATGGTATATTGGATTGAAAGCCCTGGGGCGGATAAGCCGCGCACCAGTAGGCGCGCCACCCGCTTCGCGGGGGGGCCTGACGGCCCCGCTGGCGCTGCCTACAGGCGCTGCGGAAAGCCCTGGGGGGAGAGGAATGATGGTTAAGACCGGAAGCCGCCCAGGAGGCAGCAAAGGCGCAGGAAATCGGCATCAGAAGAAAACGCCCACCCTCGGCCATCTGGCTCAGGTGAAGGCAACGCCCCGGCAGGTGGCCGCGTGGCGGAGAGCATGGGAGATCGGTATTGAGATGACATACATTGGCTGGGCAGACCCGCTGCCCATGCCCCCAGTAGAGGCGTGTAAGCCATGCCTGGGCGGCATCAGGTTTTGGACCGAGGCAGAACAGCCTCACCACGGTTGGAGGTGCTGCAACTGCCACCCAGCACCAGACAACATCAGAATTCGGCACTGGACCATCGACGACCCTGTGGATGCCGCAGAGCGCGATGCCATTGCAGATGAAGCCCCGGAACGCCACCAGCCATCCAGGGGGGAAGGAGTATGGCTGGATGAACCCGAAACTGAACAGAAAGAGGATGATTGGACATGAGCCAGATTGGACATAACGTGGCCGCTGAACGCCTAAAAAGCATCGTTGAGCGGATCGAAAAGCTGGAGGAAGAGCGCAAGGCTCTCCAGTCCGATATCAAGGACATCTACACGGAAGCCAAATCGGCTGGCTTCGACACCAAGGTGTTGCGCATGGTGATCGCCAACCGGAAGAAGGATCAGGCTGAATGGGAAGAGCAGCAAGCATTGCTTGAAACCTATATGCGGGCGCTGGGGCAGCTTGCCGACACCCCGCTGGGCCAAGCCGCCCTGGAGGCGCGCTGATGGCCCGCAAAGCCGCACAGAAGGCCAGCGTGGGGCTTCCCCCACGCGGCCCCATGATCACCACCCAGACAGAAGCCACCAGCGTTGAGCAGGTCGGCAAGGAGTGGATTGTCGTGGCCAAGCGCGCGGCAGGCACAGGCGATTGGAGGCCAACCATGCCGTATGAAGAATGGCGGGTGTTTCGCGCCATGGTGGATGACGGCGGCGCCACCACCACGCAGCGCCGCGATCCCACGCAGACCGTTCTGCTGGGCCGCCTGAAGGGGGAAGCGGCATGATTATCGGGATCGACCCAGGCCTGTCAGGGGCCATTGCGTGGGTGGCTGACACTGGCCATTTGGTGCGGGTGGCTGACATGCCGACCATTGAAATTAACGGCAAGAAAAGGATCAGCGCACAGGTGCTGACCAGCATGCTGGAAGAGCATGATGATCTGATTAAGCTGGTGGCCCTGGAGGAGCCGGGAGCTATGCCCGGCCAGGGCGTCACATCGATGTTTAACTTCGGATATTCATGTGGTCTGATCGCCGGTGTATGCGCAGGGCTGAAGCTGCCCATGGCCCTATACCGGCCAGCAGTATGGAAAAAACGCGCAGGCGTTCCGGCAGACAAGGGTGCCGTCAGGCAGATGGCGCAACGGATGTTCCCTGGCTGCCGGGATTTTGACCGAGTGAAAGATGATGGCCGGGCAGAAGCCGCGCTTCTGGCATGCTGGGCCGCAACCAAGGAGAAAGCAAATGCGTAGGCGATCCGATTGGGGACAGGCCGTAACGGCCTTACTGCTGATCATGGCATGTTCGTTTTTCGGTACCCTGGCCGCAGGTATCCTACTGCTGCTGATTTTTGGGGGGGTATGATGGACGCCGAGATGCTGCAAATTTTGGCCAGGGCGCAAAAGCTTTTCTTGCCGAACCAGACCGAAAAGCCGTAGCCTGCGGCACCCTCCCGACTGTCCACGGAGAGGGCCTCCCAGACCTAACTACCCCGGCGCTCCCTGCCATTCCCCAAAAGGCGCCGGGGGATTTTCCCTGTAAATATAAAATTTGGTTAAGCATCTAACTTTATGCTTGTCGCGGTTCGCGACTAATGCCATAACCATCTCACGGCAATGACGCCGATGGAGATGACTCAGATGCTCGATAACCTCACCCTCGCCGACCGCTTCCACACCCTGAACGAGCGCCTGAAGGAGCTTGAAGCCGAAGTGAAGTCCGTGCGCGACCAGATCGTCGCCACCGGCAAGGAAAAAATTTGCGGTGAATTCGCCGATGTCGTGGTCAGCCTCTCCGAGCGCAACACCTTCGACGGCAAGCTGGCTCAAAGCTTTTTGAATGCCGAGCAAATCGCCGCCTGCACCAAAAAGAGCGTGATCACCACTGTGCGCGCCAAAGCCAAGACTGCGGAATAAGGAGAAAGCCCATGAACGTCATACATAAAACACGCCGTCTGGGCTACGCGGGTGACCCCCGCGTCCCCTTCGCCTGGGCAGGCTGGAACGATGCCCTAAACGGCAAGCCCATGGACTATTACCTGCTGGACCGCGCCCCCTCTGTAGCCTGCGCCCAGGCCTACGAAACAGCCCGCTTCCGCGTCATGGCGCTGCGCGATGCCGGGCTGACGGCGCCGCGCTGGAACAGCATGAAATCGGTCCCTGGGGCCATCCACGCCGCCCTGTCACTGTCCAACAGCCTCCAGGTCATGTCCCGCAATGAAGGCGCGCCATACTGGCCCACAGGCAGCAATTATTGGAGGCCAGCAGCATGATCACCACCCGGATCGACACTACCGCCAAAAACCTTGTCAGGCTGCTGGACGCCCTCGACCTCCACACCGAAGACTTCGCCGCCCTGGCAGGCATCCACCGCGCCACAGCATTCCGCTGGATCGGCGCCCAGGCCCCCGTGCCGGTCAGCGTCATCCGCATGCTGGAACTGATGCTTGAGAAAAAGGACAAAGCAGCATGACCAAAAGCGATGACGACAAGGCCGCCGAGATTTTGGCCTTCGCGGTGTTCACGGTGAGCCTTGTGGCAGAGCGCGGAGAACGCCAAGGTCTGGATGGCCATGAGATCACCTTGGCCCTGGCACAAGCCCTTGCCCTGGCCATCGAGATGACCGGCAGGCCCGGCCACAAGAAATCCATTGCCGCAGACATGGCAGCCATCGTGGCTGCTTTCCCACCCATCATGCATGACGCACCATTGAGCGAGGCTGTTCATTAAATGACTGAGAAAACCGAATGGGGCTATTGGCTGGATCAGCCCGGTGGAACCTGGATCATGCTGCCCAAGCTGCCGCTGATCCGCGCAGGCTATACCACCCCGCCCTTCAGCGTCACCCGGCCTGACGGCAAGGTTCTGCATGTGGTGGAGAGGAAAGATTAATGAAACCAATGTCCCAACAGCACAAAAAACTGGTCATTAATTACCTGGAAAACAGGCTGCCAGATAAAAATGCGGAAACGGCATTACATGCCATTCGCAAGGTTTTTAACGCAGAGGCGCAAAAAGAATTGGGGTATTTCACCGCGAATGGCGCATGGATACCAATAACATTCAGGCGTGTGCGTTATCTACTTGGGGTCGATTCCCCCAATTTCCCTGCCTTGGTCCAGTGGCCAGATGGCAGAGTCGTTGAGGTTTTCTGCCGCGAAATAAAGTATTAAACTATAAAAGTGGTTAAGCATCTCATTTTTATCTTGTCGCGCGGCGCGACTGGCTGGTAGAAGATTTTCAAGGCAATCGCGCCGCAAAACGGAGATATTGAGATGACCTTCCACTTCGCAAACCACATCGGCTACTCTGACGTAAATCCCTACGAAATCGTGCGCCGCGTCAGCGACCGCACCATCGAAATCCGCGAAATGAACGCAGAACGCTCCAATCCCGCCGAAGACATGGGCTTCCAGCCCGGCGGCTTCGTCGGTCACTTCAGCGACCAGCACAAGCAGGAATGGACCATCACCAGCAACCCAGAAGCCCGCACAATCCGCATCCGCCTGCAAAAGGATGGCAAGTGGCGCTGCAAGCACGGTGAACGCTATGTCCTGGCCGTGAAGCCCCGCAAGTTTTACGATTACAACTTCTGAGGCCACCCAAAGAACCTGCTGGAACAGCCCAGCAGGTTCCACTATATTTGGGGCAGGAGGCCATGAGCATGCCGCGCCCCAAAAAGATACAGACCGAAACCGAAGCCGCACCCGCAAAGAAAAAAGCCGGGCGGCCAGCTTTGTACTCAAAAGACCTTGCAGATCAAATAGTTACACGCATGATCGAAGGCGAAAGCTTGGTCGCAATCTGCCGCGACGAGGCGATGCCTTCGCGGGCGACAATTTACAGATGGATTGACGAAAACCCCGATTTTGATGCACGGTGCGCGCGCGCGCGAGAAGGCCTTGCTGATTATCTCGTTGATAAAATTGAGCAAATGGCCGCAGAAACGACTGAGGATAACCATCAGTCAATGAAAGTAAAGATTTCTACGGCGCAGTGGCGGGCGATGAAAATGGCGCCCAGGATATATGGGGAGCGCCGGATTCAGGAGAATACCGGCCCCGGCGGTGGGCCGCTCCAGACTGAAACCAAGGTAGTGCTGGACGCTTCTGGGCTTGACCCAGAGGCCCGTGAAGCCCTGCGCGCGGCAGCCTTAGCCGCTCTGAACAAGGGCTGATCAGTGTCCCTGATCCGGCTGAATGGCGGCGTTATCGGCGCCCAGGACATCCTGAACGAGCTTGACCGGGTTGAGTGTGAGGAAAACCTCTACGATTTCCTGATGAGCGGGTGGCAGTACATCGACCCCTCGCCCTTTACGCCCGGCTGGGTGATCGAAGCCGTTGCAGAGCATTTGCAGGCCGTCTGTGACGGCGAGATCAGGCGCCTGCTGGTGAACATCCCGCCGCGCTGCTCCAAGTCCTCCCTGACCTCCGTAGCCTTTCCTGCGTGGGTCTGGGCGCAGCGGCATCGCAGCCCTACCAGCGGCCCTGGCGTTCAGTTTCTCCATGCCAGCTATGCCCAGAGCCTGAGCCTTCGCGACAGCGTGAAGTGCCGCCGCCTGATCGAATCGCCATGGTATCAGCGCCTCTGGGGCGACCGCTTTGGCCTGACCGGCGACCAAAACACCAAGACCCGATTCGACAACAGCGTGGGCGGCAGCCGCCTCTCCACCTCAGTGGGCTCTGCGCTGACCGGCGAAGGCGGCAGCATCATCGTGGTGGATGATCCCAACGCTGCCCAGGAAGCCTTCTCTGAGGCCACCATTGAAGCCACCATCGAATGGTGGGACGGCGCCCTCAGCACCCGCTTGAACGATCCCAAGACCGGCGCCTTCATTGTGATCCAGCAGCGCCTGTCCGAAGAAGACCTGACCGGCCACATCCTATCCAAGGATGCCGACAACTGGACGCACCTGTGCCTACCCATGCGGTATGAGCCAGAGCGGTCCTACGTCACCAGCATCGGCTGGCAAGACCCGCGCGAAGAAGCCGGGGAGCTTCTGTGGCCTGAGCGCTTTGGTGAGCCCGAAGTGGCCACCCTGGAAAAGCAGATGGGTCCATGGACCGCTGCCGGGCAGCTTCAGCAGCGCCCTGAGCCCAAGGGTGGTGGCATCATCAAGCGGGATTGGTGGCAGCTTTGGACCGAAGACGCTTACCCGGCCATGGACTATATCGTGGCCAGCCTGGACACCGCCTACACCACCAAGACCGAAAACGATTTCTCTGCCATGACCGTCTGGGGCGTCTTCAGCGGCGATGTCGTGGCCCAGGCCGCCAAGACCGAGAACGGCGGCAATGTTGAGCGTAGCTATGGCCAGCAGCACCCGCGCGTGATGCTGATGCAGGCCTGGGCGGAGCGCCTGGAGCTTCATGATCTGGTGGAAAAGGTGGCCTCTACCTGCCGCCGCATGCGCGTAGATAAGCTGATCATCGAAAACAAGGCCGCCGGTCACAGCGTGGCCCAAGAGCTTCGGCGCCTGTTTGGCCATGAAGACTGGGGCGTTCAACTGCTTGACCCCAAGGGCCAGGACAAGCTTGCCCGGCTGTATTCTGTCCAGCACCTCTTTGCCGAGGGCATGGTCTATTCGCCTGACCGATCCTGGGCTGATCAGGTGATCTCCCAGGTTGGCACCTTCCCCAAGGGCAAGCATGATGACCTTGTGGATACTGTCTCCCAGGCCATCAGGCACATGCGTGACCTGGGGCTGCTGACCCGTGGACCCGAATGGACAGCTTCCATCGAAGAGGGCATGCAGCATCGCGGGACGGCCCCTGCGCCGCTATACCCTGCCTAATCTGTTGCGACTGCCCGGCCATGTGTGCAATATGGCCAAGATCAGAGGGAAAGCCCTATGCCTTTAGTCCCTGGCCTCAGCCCGTCTATCCGTGAACCCGCCCCCGAGGCGCCTGAGATGTTGCCCGGCGGCGATGTGGTGGTCATGGAAGCCGATGAGGGTGTGGATCAGCCGCAGACCGATGATGCAGGCAACATCCTGTCCATTGAGCATCCCGATGGCAGCATCACGGTGCGGATCGATGGCCAGCCACTTGAAGCCGCAGGCAGCAAGAAAGAAACCGGCTGGTTCGATAATCTGGTCGATCAGATCGGCGACATGGAACTAAGCCGCATCGCCGAAGATTTGATGCGCGGCATCCGCGACGACATCCAAAGCCGCAACGAATGGATCGAAGATCGCGCCGTGGGCATGAAGCTCCTTGGCCTGAAGATTGAACTCCCCAGTCTGTCTGGCGCCTCCGATGGTGCGCCGGTCGAAGGCATGTCCAAGGTGCGGCACCCGTTGCTGCTTGAGGCAGTGCTGCGCTTTCAGGCCAATGCGCGCAGTGAATTGCTTCCGACCGATGGGCCGGTGAAGATCAGGAACGATGACAACGACCCAAGCCTTGAGGAAGACCGGCTTGCTGATGCGTTGCAGCGTGACCTCAACCACTACCTGACGGCGGTGGCCACCGAATACTATCCCGACACTGATCGCATGCTGCTGATGCTCGGCTTTGGCGGCACCGCGTTCAAAAAGATTTACTTCTGCCCGCTGCGCAATCGTCCCGTTTCCGAAACGGTTGATGCTGACGATCTGATCGTCAACAACAGCGCGACCGATCTGAACAATGCCAAGCGTATCACGCACCGCACATATCTGAAGCCAAGCACTGTTAAGCGCTTGCAGATATTGGGCGTCTATCGCGACATCGATCTAAGCACACCCAATCCAATCAGCCTTGATAGTGTGCAGCGTGAAGAGCGCACCCAGGAAGGCATTTCG